GAATACCTATTTGATGACAAAACAACTGAAGTCCTTTTTGGTGGTGCTGCGGGTGGTGGAAAGAGTTGGGTTGGGTGTAGCTGGTTAGCGCTAATGTGTCTGAAGTATCCTAAGACAAGGTACTTAATGGGGCGTTCAAAATTACACTCACTCAAAACAACCACGCTGAACACCTTCCTAGAAGTTTGCCGAGAATGGGGTTTGGTTGCTAATAAGCATTATACACTCAACGGAGCTTCAAATATAATTAAGTTTTATAATGGCTCTGAAATTATGATGAAGGATTTATTTCTTTACCCTTCAGATAGAAACTTTGACAATTTAGGATCACTTGAATTAACTGGGGCTTTCATTGATGAGTGTAATCAAATAACTGAAAAAGCGAAAAACATAGTTAGTTCAAGAATAAGATACAAGTTGGATGTTTATGGCCTTATCCCTAAAATGCTTATGACTTGCAATCCAGCGAAAAACTGGGTTTATACTCAATACTATCGCCCCGCCAAGGAAGGGAAACAAAAGCCTTATAGACGCTTTATTCAAAGCCTAGTTGATGACAACCAATATATTTCAAAGCACTATAAAAGCCAACTTGAAACACTTGATGAACTTAGTAAGCAAAGGCTCTTATTTGGAAACTGGGAGTATGATGCAAGTAAGGACGACTTGATAAAATATGATGCAATCATAAACCTATTTGAGCAACAAGGTGTGAAAGGTCAGAATTACATAAGTTGTGACGTGGCTCGTTTTGGTAGCGATAAAACAGTCATAATAGTTTGGGAAGGGTTACATATCAAAAAGATTAGAAAGTTGCTTAAAAGCGCTATAAATGACGTTGTCGCTGAAGTAAGGCAATTACAACAAACCTATTCCGTTCCGCTGCATAATATTATAATTGATGAGGATGGTGTCGGTGGAGGGGCTAAAGATTACTTACGCTGCAAAGGTTTCGTGAATAATAGCCGCCCACTTAAAAAAGAAAATTACTCAAATTTGAAAACTCAATGCTATTATAAACTGGCTGATGTAATCAATAAAGGTCAAATAGGTATCACTTGTCCTGACGTTGCTGATAAACAAGCTATAATTGAAGAACTTGAACAAGTAAAAACTAAGGACGCTGATAAGGATAATAAACTTCAAATAATACCAAAGGAAGTAGTCAAGGATATGATAGGCCGCTCACCCGATTACTCGGATGCTATGGCTATGAGAATGTATTATGAGATTGACCAAAACTTTGGTAAGTATTATGTCCAGTAAAAAAAACAAGGGGAGTTACTACAACCTCTCCCCTCGTTTTGAATTACAAATACATCGACAAATATACACCAATAAACTAAATAATCAAAATTTCTATTACATATTATGAAAATCAAGATAAAAAAGGGGTCAGATAGTTTGACTTATAACCTTATTGATAGCTGGAAAGATGTAACTCTTGAACAATGGGCTAAACTTGTTTCAATTAAAACAGAAACAAAGTGTGATGAAGCTATGGAAACAATGGATATACTAGCCAGTATCCCGCAACAAGTACTAAGGGAATTATCATTAAGTGATGTTTCAAAGCTATTGTCTAAAATTGCACTTATGCAGCAAACCGACAGAAGTGAGTTTGTTAGGCGCTTTACTCATAATGGAATTGATTATGGTTTCCACCCAAACCTTGACGATATAACACTCGGCGAATATGCAGATATTGAAACCTTAATAAAAGACGGGCTTGAAAAGAACTTACACTTGTTAATGGCAATACTTTATCGCCCCGTCACGGAGTTTAAAAATGATGCTTATACTATTGAGCCGTATGATGGCAATATAACGCTTAGAGCTGAAGATATGAAATCAATGTCAGCAGATGAGGTGGAACATTCAATGGTTTTTTTTTGGAATTTAGGAAAACAATTGTTGGTGAATATGCCATTATATTTGATGGAGTTAGCACGGAACAAAGTACGTTCGACACTACCTCAGGATTTCAAGAAAAGTGGGGTTGGTTCGGCGTAATGTATAGACTGACGGGCGGCGACATAGTTAAGCTAAGAGCAATAACAAAACTCAATTTAAAAGAGTGCTTAACTTGGCTATGTTATGAAAGTGATTTACAAGAAACAAGAAACGTGAATACTAATTTAGAAAGCGAATAAATGATAAACAATAAGACTTATAATAATGCAATAAATACTCTCAAAAATTTAGGGAGAATTCATAAGCAAATAACAACTGTTTCAACTGGCGATATTTATGACATTGATTTATCTAAAAATACGTTATTTCCTTTGATGCATATTAACCCCATAAACGTTGATGCTGGGGAAAGTTTCTTGAAGTATAATTTTCAAATATTTGTTATGGACTTAGTTAGCCAAGACGCTAATTGGAAAGCTACTAATTTCCAGTCAGCAGCGTTCCTAAGCAACGAACAAGAAGTGTTGAGTACTAACCTTCAAGTGTGCATTGATTTAGTTGCTATGCTTACTAATGCTTCAGCGCAATCTGAACAAGGAGTTAATGATATTAATATGCCAGTATATTTTGATGTAGCAACAACCAGTTTTGAGCCGTTCACAGAAAGATTTGACAACCTACTTACTGGCTGGGTGTTTCAAGTATCACTTGAAGTTATGAATGATTTTCAGAGTTGCAATATACCAATTGAAACTTATAATGGTCAAGGAGAATAATGTATAAATTTAAACTATGGATATTTCACTTTCAATTATTGCCGCCTAAAATTACTATTAAGCTATGAATAATGTTGATAAATTCTTGACTAAGTTTGGCAAATATGTAGTAAAACAAGCCCGAACAAAACTTACTAAAGGCAAGAAAAATGCCACAAAAGAATTGTATGATAGCATTTCGTATAAAGTGATCAAAAGTGCTGATGGAGTTGATGTTCAATTTTTGATGAAATACTATGGACAGTTTGTAGACAAAGGGGTTTCGGGAGTTAAGGTTAAAAGGGGGTTTACTAATTATCAAGGAGAAACTTTGACAAGCCCTTATAAAAGGACAAAACAACCACCACCAGCACCGCTTGAAAAATGGATTAAAATTAGGGGGCTGAAGGGAAGAGATAAAGCTACTGGACGCTTTATAACTAACAAGTCATTTGCGTTCCTTATAGGGCGTTCAATTAAGAATAAAGGAGCAAAAGCGCTTATGTTTTTTCAAAGGCCTTTAGGCTTGGCGCTTAAAACTTTCGGAACTGATTTACAAGTTGCAATTAATAAGGATATACAAGATGTCCTTGACAATATAAAATTCAATAAATAATGCCTACAATAATCGAACAACAACCTCTGTATAAGTGGCAAATGGGAGCTGATGATTTCTTATGTACTGTTTCAAATGATGCCGTTGTAAGTGGTGTGCCTACTGGATATTTCAATGTTAAAATACTAGCTGAAGTATTCATTAGTAACACGACTATTAATACCGCTTTATCCACTCAACTCATTGGAACTTTCAAAGCAATACCGAATAATAAAGGACGAGGAATATTTAACTTCAAGTCAGTTATTGAAAACCACGTTATAGCTCAAAATGATGGATATGAAGCTACTGATATTTTACCAGCCAGTAGGCATAACGGAGTTCCCTATATAAGTGCTGCAACCCCGCACTCAATACACGTGATTGATAGGTTTGCACTTAATACAAACAGTTTGAGGTATCTTAAAATTCAATTTAAGTTGGAAGGGGCTACTGCTTTAGGTGGACCCGTTTCAGTAATATCAGGAACGTCTATAAACAGTATACAATTTTCAGTAACTAATACTTACGTTCCAGTTGATGCAACTTACTTTCAAAGTGGTATGAGATACTCTTGGGCTGATACTGTAAAATATTATATGAATTTTGACAACGAACCAACGCAAGGATATTACTTGACTAATATGCCATTATATCAAAATGTTAATCAAAAAGATTATCATACTATGTCCTTTTTAAATAGTAGGCTGCCATATCTTGGAACTGATAGTAAGTATACTTTTTTTCATTGGTATAAACCTAATGGAGTTTTAATCAATAGCGTTGGCGTTCAATTAGCCCCATCAAATGGAGCTGAATACCCTACAATTACAGACGGAGATACTGATACTAAATACGTTACTGTTGGGTGCGGTCCAGCAAATTTAAGAAACCAAAATGTCAATTTCAGGAATGATTTAGACGCTGGTTTGATTGGCTATTATACAGTTGAACAAAGAACTTCAAACCAACCCCAAGACCGTATTTCTCAATTATATTATTTCAATATTGAATGCGCACCCTTTAATAATTATGAGCCTATCAGAATATGCTGGTTAA